CAATGGGTTAGGCAGTACACACTCGCGTTGAGCAAAGAGATCTTGGGCCTTGTAAGATCTAAATTCAAGTCTTTGCCCATTCCAAATGCAGAACTCCAGCTTGACGGAGATGCGCTGGTATCACAGGGAAGAGAAGACAAAAAAGAGTTATTAGGACAACTTAGAGAAATGCTAGATTCATTGACTTATGACAAGATCATTGAGACAAATGCAACGAAGTCAGAAAATATCCAGAAACAACTTCGAACGATTCCGGTCCCGAACGGTCGTGCGATTACGATGGGTTAAGGGGATTTAGATGGCAAGACTTTTTATCACACCTCGTGAGATAAACTTCATCAATGACCTTACAAAGGAATTGATAAAGGATGTAGTAGGTCAAAAGATATATTACTATTCAATCTCAGTGGCTAGGACAAAGATAAACGAACTTTACGACGAAGCTCCGGAGAAAGTATTTGAATCTCCGGTCGAAATAGAGTGCCTAGTTGACTATCAAGAGCCAACTTTTACTACAAACAGATACGGTGTTGAAAAGACTCAAAACATAGAGGCTTTTATACAGTCTCGTGATCTTCTAGACAGACAGATCGAGATTGACACAGGTGACTTTTTCACTTACGGTAGTGTTATATTCGAGATAACATCGGTAACCGTGACGAAGAACATCTTTGGCCAGATCGAGCATAATGACGGAATTAAAGTTATCGGCAAACAAAGCCGCAAGCAAGTTTTCTTTACCAGAGTTCTTGGTCCCACAGACGAAGAGCTTTCAGATCCGGATGCAGTTCAGGAGACATTCGTACAGCAAAGAGGTTTCGCCACTAATGATCAGGGTGAAACAGGTGACGTTAGGGAACTACAAAGAAAAGGCGTCTTAGAAAAACCAATAACAAAACCAAAAGAAGTATCAGAACGCGGCGATCCCACGTCAGCAGGCTCTGCTTTTTATGATGAGTAATTAAATTATGACTGTTAGGCAGACAATAACAGAAACTTCTCTGAATCCAGCTTCTAAGAAGGAAAGATTACCTACCGGGCTAGAGGGACAAAATGTCCCTGACGATTTTCATCTCCCGCCTTGTGGATTAGAAGACATAGATAAAGCACTGTTTGATCTTTTCAACAAAGAAATAAAGTTTACAGTAACTCAAAAAAATGAATCTCGAGATGTACCTGTTGTTTTTGCGACTGGAGAAAGGTTCGCTCTAGTTAAGCGCCGCCAGCCGATCAAGGATGAAAATGATGCTTTTATACTTCCCTTGATATCAATTCGAAGAACATCCATTGACCAGTCTTCTTCTGCAGAGAGACTTGCAGATGTTGGTGACCTAATCATAAAAAGAAAACTGAGCAAGCGAGACCCAGTTTATCAAAACTTAATCAACAGGCAAGATCTTACTCACCAGGAAAACGTTAGATCTTCTAATAATGATGCTAAGTCAACAAACCCAAAATCTGCAAAGGCAGGAACTGTAAATTCAAGAAGAAATCCAGTTGAGACTGCTTCTAGCGGCCCATTGATATCGAATACAGTTCATGATCATCACATATATGAAGTGATCACTATACCTTTTCCTCACTTTATTGATGTTTCTTATGAGATCACGTTTTGGACATCCTATACAATTCATATGAACCAGATGATCGAGAGGCTTGTGGGAGCTTATACAGGCAACAGAAATCAGTTCAAGTTAGAATCTGATAAAGGCTATTGGTTTGTAGCTTACCCTGACACAACAGTCAGCAATCAAGATAATTTCGATGACTTTACAAACGATGAAAGAATAATCAGGTATACATTTAATGTCAAGGTGCCTGGGTATATCGTTGCTTCTCAAAACCCCGGTGACATGAGCCCGTTTAGAAAATTTGTTTCAGCACCTGATGTTCATTTTGATGTATTCACTTCGAATGCTCCGATAGTCCAGCATCCGTCTGGCTTACCAGATCCCACAGGTGAAATTGACAAGTTTATACTTAGCGATGTAAATGATATCAATGCAGCGGGTGATATTGTAGACAATGATCGTCTCCAGTACTTGAAAGCAAGGACAGAAGTAAGAAACCCGTTTACAAAAGAGGGCGAGGTTGAGTACTTAAAAGTGCTCACAAGAAACCAAAGAAAAGGTGAGACAGTTGTTAGCGCGAGAATCGTCACTAAGATCGATGAGCTTTAAAGTGACAATTGAACCTTCTCTGCATATTTATATGTGACATTAGTGAGTCCTGTAGGAGACTAATCATATGGCTGAGCAAACTTTTCGATCTCCTGGGTTTTTTGAACAAGAGGTTGACTTAACACAAAGAGTCCAAAGTCCTTTAGGCACGCCTGCAGGTGTTATAGGCACCGCAGAAAAAGGTCCAGCCTTTGTTCCGATCACTGTCGGATCAATGGCAGACTTTAAGACAAAATTCGGCGATTTAGATTCTAAGAAATTCGGACCGTACGCAGTTAACGAGTTTTTAAAGAGTAGAGATGCCGTAACTTACGTTCGAGTTCTAGGCGCCGGATCTAATACAACTTCCGCGCATATTACAGATACAGAAATAAAAGGAACTGTTAGAAATGCTGGGTTTAAGGTTTCACCTGTAACAACAGCAGCCACTCGGTCACCGGGTGCTGTGCATTTCTTGGCAGCGCGACATTTCTTGTCAGCATCAGAAACTTATGGTTACCCGATCTTTACGCATAATGACTCTGTTGGAAATGCTAACTACGTCAATCTAATCAGAGGTGTTATTTTTACCACAAATGATGCACGGGTAGGTGTTCTAAGCGCGTCACTCAACGCTACAGTTTATAATGTAGGTGATTATCTTGCGCTACAGGGTGGCGACAACATTGCAACTCCTGCCTCCGCAAGTAATACATCCGGAATGGCAGAGAAGTTTAAGCTGATCATTTCATCTTCAGATACTTCTTTCGGCGGCGAAGCACCTGATGCTGCAAACGGTATTAGAGTTTTAACCGCATCGTTAAACCCTCGCAACAAAGATTACATTAGAAATATTCTAAATACTAATCCTGCAAAATTCTCTCAAGAAAAGCATTTGCTCTACGCAGCATTTGATGTTGAGACAGAATTAGCAGCAATGTCAATAGCAGATAAATCTGTCGTAATGATGTCAGGGTCTTCTATTACATCCCCTAATAATAAAGCCGGCCAAAACTTCTTGACAGCATTTGGTAGATTTGATACCAGGTATACAACCTCTAGAACTACGAGCTTCATATCACAGCCTTTTGGTAGCACTGAATATAACTTGTTCCATTTTGAAACCATCGATGATGGCGAATATCCGGTCGGAAAGTTCAAGGTTTCGATAGCTAGCATTCGAGGTTCAACAGACGAAAACAATCCGTACGGAACCTTTACGGTCCAGGTCCGCCGCTATAGAGACACTGATAAATCAAGAGAGGTTCTGGAATCTTTCCCGAATTGCGATCTAAATCCTAGCTCCGAGAACTTCATTGGAAGAATGATTGGTGATCGAAAAGCTGCATTTAATTTCGATGCAATTGAAGAAACAGAAAGAAAACTGATTGTAACCGGAAAATATCCGAACAAATCAAACATCATAAGGATTGTGCTTTCAGCCGACTTAGCAGACGGAAACATTCCTAAAGAATGCCTCCCGTTTGGATTTAGAGGACTTCCGACACTTAAGACCAACGATAACTTAGGTGACGGCATTGCGTCTCTCCCGTTTGCACGGACACGCCTTGGAATTCACAACGCTGATTCTCTACCTGGGCGCCTAGACAATGAGAGCCTATCTGGTTCAATCGTCCCGCCAGTACCCCTAAGATTTAAGGTTACAAACGGAGCAGTCAAATCAGGCACAGCGCCATTCGTTGGATTCCCGGGCGATGAAGAAACAGTCGATGCTAGATTTTACTGGGGTGTCAAAACCACAATGGTGCCTGCTGATTCAACTATTCAGACATCAGGCATTGCTAATGCAGCACTTCGATCTAACAATTCATCAGAAGTTAACTTAGGCCTCATTGATCAAACCAAGTTCTTGGGAATTGAGGAGATGGACGTCTTAGTGACAGGATCCCAGCTTATTCCTGCAAAGGCTTTGGACTTCAAGACGTTTAACAACAACAAGTTCACCCTTGCTAGAGTCGCCTTGTCTCGCCGCGCTGGAGGCTCTTCCACAGGAACTTACAACGACACTGAAATTACAGGCTCTGTTGACCCCTTTATGAGAGAAGCTGCATACATTAGAGACGGCTTGATTGATCCTACTAAGTACACAGTAAACGACGGCCAGGGTGAAGGTGCGAACAGAATTACTTTGGCAACCCTGATTAATCAAAGCTCTTCGATAACGTTTAATAAGTTTACGGAGTATACCAAGTTTACGAACGTTTTTTACGGCGGCTTCGACGGCTTGAATATTCTTGATCGAAATGCCGCTAGATTAAATGATAAGGCAACTTCCCTAGATTCAGGTGGTGGAGCAAATAACTCCTTCACTTCGCCAGGGATGAGCACAAACCTTGCAGGTTCTGGGAAAGACAACAATGGAGTTGCTTCATATAGAGCTGCAGTTGATATCATGACTGATCCTTTGGCGGTCAACACTAATATCTTGTCAATCCCAGGTATAAGAGAATCATTTGTTACTGATCACGCACTTGATAGAAACAAGGATTATGGCAAGTCTTTGCTGCTGCTAGATATTGAACAATATGATAGCGATGGCAATAGGTTATTTGATGATTCAACGGCAAGCCCAAGCGTGCCAAAGACAATAGCAGAATTTGAGGGAAGAACTATCGATAACAATACAGCTGCATCGTACTTCCCTAACGTAGTGATTAAAGATGCTAATACAGGAGCTAATGTAGAAGTTCCTTCTTCCATCGCCGCACTGGCTGCACTCGCATTTAATGACAAGGTATCATATCCGTGGTTTGCACCTGCAGGATTCAATAGAGGCGCTTTAGACTTTGTTCAAAATGTAGGTGTCAGGCTGACAGCAAGAGATAGAGATGACCTTTACGACGCAAGAATTAATCCGATTGCAACATTCCCGCAACAAGGGTTTGTAATTTTCGGTCAAAAAACCTTGCAACTAGCTAAGTCTGCTCTTGATAGAGTTAATGTTAGAAGAATGCTCCTCGAAGTAAAACGTCTAGTGACGCAGGTCGCGAACGGATTTGTTTTTGAGCAAAATACACCCGCGCTAAGATCGAAATTTGTAGCTCAAGTTTCTCCTCTACTTGCAGTAGTACAGGCTCAGAGCGGAATAGAGCAGTTTAGAGTTGTAATGGACGATTCAAACAATTCACAAGAAGATATTGAGTCCAATAGGCTCAATGGAAGAATTGTAATCGTTCCCACTAGAAGCGTTGAGTTTATATCAATTGACTTCGTCATAACAAATGCTGGCGTAAGCTTTGAGTAGAGCATAGTTAAGAATGATGATTTTTTGGAGATTTAAGTAATGGCCGAACGTACTTTTAAAAGCCCCGGGGTAAGAGCTTTTGAGATCGACAGGTCCGGACCAGCCCCGACAGGTCCGACTGGCGTTCCTGCCGGAATCATAGGGACGGCCCAGGAAGGGCCGGCCTTTGTTCCGATCACAGTTTCAAGCTTCGCAGAATTCGAATCAAAATTCGGATTTATAAGTGGCGACCAGTTCGGTCCAATAGCTGCAAAAGAGTGGCTAAGGAACGCTAGCGCACTGACCTACGTCAGGGTTCTGGGCGCCGGCAACGGTAAAAGAAGATCTACTACAGATGGTACTGTTACACGAGCAGGATTTATTGTTGGCGAACGTCAACCTCTTGCCTCACAGTTCCTGGGAGACAATCCTAAAGCAAATACCGGTGGTGCTGGTGAAGGAAGAGCTTTCTTCCTAGGTTGCTTCATGTCAGAATCAGCTGGAAGTACTTTCTTGCAAGATTCCGGAATTGAAAGAGCAGCTGATGGTAGTTTTGTAAGGGGCGCCGGATCAATATTGAGAGGTGTTTTTCTAGCAGCATCAGGTGTTAACTTGCGCCTTTCGTGCTCAAACGGCGTGATGAACAGAGGCAATACACCTACCGCTACGACAACATCATCTTACAAAGGTCAAAATGGCGCAGATACTACAGGAGCAACAGTAGGGTTCCTTACTGGGACAGTTAATTACGTTAATTCTTCTCCGAAGTTTGCCATGCTTCTTCCCGGTCACAAGGGCGTTGATTTTCCAAGAGTTCTAACAGCTTCCTTCAATCCAACTGATAGAGACTACTTTGCAAATGTGTTCAACAAGGATCCTGAGGCACTCGAAGATCACGGGTACGTTCTTTATGCACACTATGATGTTTATCCTGAGTACGCAATAGTAACAGGCTCAGGCATCACTACAGCCGGACGATCCTGCATAAATGGGGCAATTAGTCCTGCAGGCCATTACTCTGGAAGCAACGAAGTCGCGTTCATGCTGACCGGCGCGCTTGATAGAAACACAAGCGCCGCAGCCTCACCAAACTTTGAAAACTTTAGAGAAAGATTTAGAGCAGCAAGAACTCCGTTCATCACGTCACAGAAATTTGGCGGTTCTTCAAAGAACTTATTTAGAGTTCATTTGCTGAGTGATGGTGTCCTTAAGGGCAGAGCAGGAGATCCAGTTGGTTCTAATACCAAGTATAAGGTTTCTATTGAAAACGTATCTAAGTCTCCTGACGCTCTCGATAAATACGGTACCTTCGATCTTGTCGTTAGAGATTTCTACGACAATGATGAAAATGTCTTTGTTTACGAGGCACACAGAGGCCTAAACCTTGATCCGACTTCTACAAATTATATCAGTAGAAGAATTGGTGACCTTAATGCATTCTACGATTTCGACCAAGCAGCCGGATCTCAAAAACTAATTGTTCAGGGAAAATATCCTAACGTATCTTCTAGAATAAGAGTTGAGATGGCGTCTGATGTCGACGAAGCTGAGATAGATTCGACAGCATTACCCATAGGCTTCCGAGGCCTTGATCACCTAAACACATCTGGGTCAAATGCTCTTTGTGCGCCTCCTGAGCAGGAAACAGCAGCCGGAGCATCAGGTCGCCCTCAAAAGAATACCTCACTTACCCTCAAGGCAGTAGTTCAGCCTCCAGTTCCGCTGAGAAAGAATCTGGCTGCAGGATTAGCCCCTCGAAAAATTCCAAACAGAGCTTTATACTGGGGTGTCCAGTTTGAGAAGCAACTTCTTCTTAATGAGCCCAACAAGAGCACAGTAATTGATCCAACTATTGCAAGCTTTACGAAATTCTTCCCGGACTCGCATCCGTCAAGCCTAAATACTTTGACAGGATCTAATGCTGGGGAAACTGATTCAAGTGGTTTCGTTCTTGATTCTGATAGATTCAACAATAACGGATTCTCCCTAGAGAACGTAAGGGTTGCAACGGGATCAAACGGACTTGCTACTACAGTTGATAGCTTCTTGGTCAGCAGCTGGTCATATGTTCGAGGTGGCAACATCTCGATAAATGTTACAGATAAGACAAGAGCTTTCCAGGTTGACGATACCGCCAGCCCGGCAGTAAGAAGGCTTGCTAAGTTTACGATGCCTTTCCAGCAAGGTTTTGACGGAGTAAACATCTTTGATAAAAACGCTTCACGACTTAACAACCTTTCTGCCAAGGGTGAAATGGACGACAGCACCAGAGGTCTAACCGACGGAAACACCGTGGGCTCCTTTAAGAAAGCCCTAGATGTCATCGGAGAAAAATCCGATGTTGACATACAGCTTCTAGCAATACCCGGAATGAGAGTTTCAACTCTATCTGATTCTGCTATAACAACTGTTGAAAATAGATTTGACGCTCTGTACTTGATGGATATCGAGGAACGTGACACAGTAAACTCTGTGCTCACCTCATCAGTTCAGAATGTAAGCGTTACAAATACAGTATCGGCGTTTAATGATCGAGCTCTTGATACCTCGTTCGCTGCCGCATACTTCCCGGATTTAAGCATGGATGTTCAAGTTAAGACTTTGAACAGTGCTACCAAAACTGTGACATCAAATGCTGCCACCGTACAGGTGCCACCTTCTGTTTCAGTTATTGGCGCCTTCGCCTTTAATGACGCAGTCGCATTCCCTTGGTTTGCTCCGGCAGGATTTGCTCGCGGATCAATTAGCGCTAATGCTACAGCGGTACGCTTAAATGAAGATAATATTGACGATTTAAATGATAAGAGAATTAATCCAATTGTGAGTTTCCCGAATTCACAAGGTCCCGTCGTGTTTGGTCAAAGAACACTGCAGACTGCAGCTTCTGCCCTAGATCGAGTTAACGTAAGAAGACTCTTGATCGATCTAAGACGCTCAGTTAAGCAAGTTGCACAGCAACTTATCTTTGAACCTAACCGGGAATCAACCCTCCAGAGATTTACTGCATTGGTAACTCCAATAATGAAGAGAGTTCAGCAAAACCAAGGTATCGATAGATTCAAGGTAGTAATAGACTCAAGTACAACAACTCAAGCAGACATTGAAAATAATACTGTTAGAGGAAAAATATTCTTGCAGCCTACGCGTACCGCAGAGTTCATTTCCCTTGATTTTGTCGTAACAAACTCCGGAGTCGAGGGACTTTAGTGGACGTTTTTCTTGAAACCCTATATTTATATCGTCTGACTAGGAGATCGTGATGGCTGAGACCCTTTCTGTTGCTGAAATGCTTCCAAATAAGTTTGAACCGAAACGCCAGTTTAGGTGGGTCTTTGCTATTGAAGGCATTGACGCTTTCTTAATGAAATCTGCTGCTCGTCCGCAGATCCAAACAGGTGAGGTTAAGATGCCTTTCATTAACCACACGCGCTACGTTGCAGGGCGAACAGAATTTAGTACATTAGGCGTAACGCTTTATGATCCAATTGCACCTTCCGGCGCACAGCAAGTTATGGAATGGGTTCGTACGCACTTTGAGTCCGTTTCAGGGCGCAGTGGCTATGCTGACTTTTACAAGCGCGATTGCCAGATCAAGATGCTTGATCCAATCGGAACTGTTGTTGAGCTTTGGGACGTAAAGGGTGCATTTATCACAGATGCTAATTTCAACGATCTCAACTATGACTCAGAGAATCCAACTGAGATTTCAGTGACTATGCGATTTGATAACTGCGTACTCCAGTACTAATACGTTAACAAAGCGCTAAAAGCTTAAATTTTCCAGATTTGAATTTAACAGTCCGGCTACCGACAATACAATTGTCGTATAAGGAGACTTCATGTCTAGAAATAATATTTTTAACGCTGCCAGCGAGTCAATTCCCGCAGAGCGTCAAACTGCCGATCAGCTTCACCAAGAGTTAGGCTTCGATATTCCGGTAGAAACAGTCCCGCTACCTTCGCTTGGAAAGGTTTACGCCGAAGATCATCCGCTTCACATGGCCCAGTCAGTTGATATCAGAGCTATGACCGCTCGAGAAGAAGATATCCTTACATCGAGGGCGCTCCTTAAGAGTGGTGACATGGTGTCCAGGCTTATTGGTTCCTGCCTTATCGATAAGCGAGTAGACCCTAATACTCTTCTTTCAGGTGATAGAAATGCAATTTTAACTGCAATAAGAATTACAGGTTACGGCGCTGACTATAATGTCAATATTGACTGCCCATCATGCGGAACCAGTCAAGTTCACCAGTGCAATCTAACAGACCTGCCAATTCGTGCCCTTGAACAAGATCCAGTTGCACTAGGGCTAAATGAGTTTGAGCTAGTTCTCCCCGCAACAGGAAAGAGAGTAGGCATAAAGTTCACCACAGGCTATGATGAGAAAGAATCAAACGCCACGACAGAGAGAAAAAAGAAGCAAGGACTCACTGCTGAAACCTCTGTAACCGACAATCTATTTAGATCTATTATTTCAATCGAGGGAAATACTGACAAAGCCTTCATCAGCAAGTTTGTTCGCAACATGCCTGCAAAAGATTCTCTCGCTGCTCGCATGTTTGTAAACATTAACGAGCCTACTGTTTTGATGCGCTCTTACTTTGAATGTAAGAACTGCAATCATGAGGAGGAACTGCCCCTGCCCGTGGGGGCAAGCTTTCTTTGGCCTGGGGCCTGAGGATAGAGAAATCTTCCTTGAGTCTACATTTCTGCTCATGCAGCACGGAGGCTTTAGTTATACTGAGTGCTATAAATTGCCTATCTCGTATAGACAGTGGTTTATCGATCGCATAATTAAAGAGCATTCTAATAATGCTAGTAAAGCAAACCAGGCGAACAGCCGCGCACGATCTAGAGATTCTTCTGTGACAAGAAGATTCACATAGACCATATTTAGTCATAAGGATCCATAAAACTCATGGCTGATACTCCCGAAGAATTACGTGCTTTAAAGGAAGCTACCAATGCATTAGCTCAGGCTCAGCGTGAGCTTAAAGCCTCGTATACTACAGAAGATCTTGAAAAACTAAAAAAATCGATCAAGGCGTTTGAGGAAGCGCGCCTAGCTGCAGCAAAGTCACAGAAAAAAGCTACTCAAGATTTCAAAGAAGCCAACAAGGTTTACGCAGAGGCAAATCGCACCCTCGATGTCACCTCAGCATCGATGAAGAAAACCCAGAAAGAAACTGAAGGTCTCGGTAAAAAGATTAGTGAACTAGGGGTCGAGTTAAAGCAGATCCCCGGATTTGCAGGCTTAGTAGGATCTGCGCTCCTCGCTGGAATTAAAAAGCCCACTGAAGCTTTCGATAAGTTCGCTAAACCTTTGCGCGACATTGAAATTAATGCGATTAAGACTTTCGGTTCGCTTGACTCTGAAAGTTCAAGGTTATTCGTAGAGAAGCAGAAAGAACTCCGAAGATTTGTCGCTGATCAAGCAACGGGTCAAGCCGCTGTCGACGCTCGCCTAAAAACTCTTGCGCTGGACCCCTTGAAAGCGCAGCAACAAATTGTTGAAGAGCAAAACAAGATTCAAGCAACGGTAGGACAAAACCTAGACAGATTTAAGTCTGAAATAGCTGATCCTGATGTCATCCTCAATCTACGAGGCCTCAGAACTGCCCTAGGGTTATCTGCAGAAGAGACTGCAGTGTTTGCCAATCGTGCCGCAGCATTTGGGACCTCTATGGAGAGTCAGCTTGCTGTTGCCGTCAAAGCCGGCCAAAAGTTTGCGAAAAGCTCTGGTGTAGATTTCAAAATTATAGCCAAGTCCCAGAATGAGCTTAGGAAGAACACGAAGTCTTTCGCAACTTTCTCTGAAGAGCAGCTAGCACGAGTTGCTGTTGCATCAGCAAAGACAGGAGTCTCTCTAGCAACAATGGGCGGCGGCCTGGTCGACTCATTTGATGATTTTGATAGCGCTGCAGAGAAAGCAGCCATGCTTGGCCAAGCCTTTGGCATTGATATCGACACTATGGACATGTTCAGCGCTGAACCAACTGAGCGTCTCCAGATGATTCAAGAGGCTGCATCACGGGCCGGTGTCGATATCGCGAATATGGGCCGTCGAGAGCTCAAATACCTGTCTGAATTAACAGGCATGGGCGTTGAGGACACGATGAAAGCTCTGGGCCAAGGTGGCTTAGAGGTCGCAGCTGAAGTTGCAGGTATCGATAAAGCAGGAGACCTCCAGACGCAACTCGTTTCTGCAAACCGAATGAATACTCAGTCGATACAGGGTCTAACACAGGAGATAACTAACTTAATTCCACCTATCTCAGAGACGGGCGCACAACTTGCCACAGGCGCAGCGCAAAGAGCTTTAAGAGCAGGCACAGGTTTCAGCGGCCAAATGCAGGACATGGCTGGCGAGTTTCTGCGCCGTCTCACCACAGGCGGAACAGAAAACTTACAAGGTAAACCTGGCGCCACCGGCCTCGTCGGGAAGGCGGCAGCTCTCCAGCAGGATCCGTTCATCAAGAAACTGATCGAAGAAAATGTTGCTGCTGCTGCTATGAAGACAGAATCAGCGCTGAAGGATATTGAAGCTAAGACCTCGGGATTCCTGGACCAGATCGCGGATCCGAAAACAAGAGCCGCCGCACTGAAAATCATCACCGACGGGTTGAATAAGGCTGCAGCTGCCAAAGAGGCAGCAAAGGCAACTGTCGAGGGAGGGAAGCAAATAGCTGATAAGCTCCGTAAAGCCGGCGAGACGCTTGCTAATAGGGGTGGGGATCAAGGTTCAATGGACGAGGCTGAGGTAACTGCCACCGGTGATACTAATGCAGCATTACGGGGTGGTCGAGCAGCCACCGCGACCCAAGGCCCTATCAATCTAGTTGTTAATGTCTCTCTCCCTGTTGACGGTGACGCCATCGCTTCAGCAGCGTATACAGGACAAATTAGGCCCGGAGTAACAGGTGAGCAAGCACTTCAAGCAGCAGCTGCCAATGAAAATGTCGCAGGGCAATAGAAAATGAGCAAAGACATACTTAATAAGGACGGCTCAACCGACATACAACAGATCGATCTGAGCGCCCTTCCTGAAGTCGCTAAAGCCCTAGCCGATCTGCCCGAAGAAAGCCGCCTAAAAGTGGAGAGGCACTTGGCTGAGTATGTGAAAGCACTTTCTAAGGTGGTCGAAGCTACTAAGATACTCAAGGGAGACAAGATTGGCAGATGATACAAAAAAAATTCTTGTTCCGGTCGACGATAATGGAGACGGATCTGTAGGGAATGACTTCACTGCGGCAAACGCAGACTACGGAGCCTTACCAGGCGTCGAACAATCAGGCCAGGATGATCTTCCAGTTAATCCACAACAAACTGTGGACAACGTTGAGCGTGTGAGTATTAGTTCTGCCAGGAGTAAGGTCTTAAAAGACACCCAGATTAATTCTCGTCAACCTGGCAATACGGGAAATCTAGAATCTGATAGTCAGTTCCTGCCCCAGTCCCGCCGCCCCAGCACTATAGATCGCCCCAGCCAGACAATGACCATCGGCCAGTTTCTCAAGAAAGGTCCGCTAGGACGACGTTCTGGAAACGAAGATCAGTTAGGCGTAGACTCCAGCGGAAATGAGATAATCAGGCGCACAGCCGGTCAGATATTCTCTGATGTGAACACTGAGCCACTAGGTAGACAGAACGACCGACCGCACGGAAGATCAATCGCTGGCACCCCTGGGCCAGCTAACGGAGATCCTGAAGTTCAAGAAGGCGCAGGTCCAGTCGTAGCAGCCACAGTTTCTGGTGTTTTGAGGATGAATAGATTTGCAGGTGTTGCAAATAAGACTTTTTCTCCTTCTGAGGCTAATCCCGACAACCAGGTCTTAGGATCTCTCCAGCCAGAGGTAGGCGCTTATAATCCTGAGGCAACTGACACAGCTTCTCAGTCTGGCAAGACTATACGTGCTGAAGAGTTAAAATCCCTAGGTATTGATATGCTGACAACTGCGGCAGGAATTTTCTCATCCGATCCTGCAGAAAGAGAAGTCCAGCTAGGAAGGTCAGGAGTTCCGGCACGATCTATTCGCCCTAGAAATCTACGAAATAGCACTATAAATTCCGAAGCATTTGACGTATCAAAAGCATCTGTGGGTGAGTTCAATGAGCCAGATGACGACGACCCGATAACTTCTTTTGGCCAGCTTAACACTCCCGATATCACCTTCGCGGGCTTAGCACAAACCGAAATGAAAGCCCTTGCTGATGCCATAATTTCAGTCACAGCAGAGACTGTAAGAAACAATGATTTGATTACTTCTTTGCTTGATGTGGGCCAGCCACCGAGCGGACCTGGAAATGTGCCCTATACAAAAGGTAGCTTTGTTGAAAAGCCAAGAAACGGCGGCTCAACAGGAAGATCAGGCCAGATGTCAAATATGGATCTAGGCTTTGTGTATACAGCTGGAGACTTCACGACTGCTGTCGATCTGGGCATGGCAATTCTTTTAGGTAATAACGATACTGATATCGTATCTAAATCTCCTGCTAATTTAGACGCACAGTCGAGAGTAAATGAAGCTCGTAAAAACATCTCATCTTCTCCGGGCTTTTATGTTAATTTTTGTCGCGCTGTATTAAGAGATGCTCAAACGCTAAATGAAAAGTTCGCCGCCGCCGGAGATATGGCTGCAGGATCTTTAGCAGGAGCGACGGCTGCCATCGCCATCTTAGATGTATTTAGATCCTCTAAGATCGTTGCCTGCATTAACACTTTAGCAACCATCGGGGATGCAGCTATAAGAGCGACAGGCAGCCCATACTCAGTAGACCAAATAGTACCCTCAGGCGAAGCCTCAGAGATAAATACCCTCAATGGCATGTCTTCTTACAATCCTGCTTCGCACGCTATGAAGAGCAGAGACGGCAATAAGGTAGCCGGCGGCGTTGATTCAATGCGCCTGGCGTGGCGAAACGCTTCAACACCAAGTATGTACTTGCTCCCTGCAGAGATTGAGTACGGTAGTGTAATTAATGCTGCTTCCACGCTCAGTAATGATTCACCGGCTGCAGCGCACGGCAGTATGGAAGGCGTAACAAAGGCAGAGTCTAGCGGCCGCCTACCCCAGGAGTTTGTTGAAGCTCATGAGCGCCTTCTTGATGCCGAGTACGTTCCCTTCTATTTTCACGACCTAAGAACTAACGAGATAATTTCTTTTCACGCATTCCTCGGATCGCTCCAAGACGGATTTAGCGCTAACTACAACTCTACGAAAGCAGTCGGAAGAGCAGAGCCTGTCCAGACCTACCAGTCAACAGCTCGAAGCATTAGCTTTAATTTCTTCGTTGCCGCAACTAGCAGGGATGATTTTAATGAGCTGTGGTTTAAGATTAATAAGCTCGTTACTATGCTCTACCCGCAGTATACACAGGGACGAGAAGCGGGAGATCCATTCCAGGTTCCCTTTGTCAACGATGTAGCCTTTGGTAGAAATTTCATCATGCCTTTCTCGCAGGTGATGGCAGCTTCTCCCATGATCAGATTAAGAATCGGTGATGTCGTCAAGACCAACTTTTCTAAGTTTAATTTGTCGAGGCTTTTCGGTCTAGGCACATCAAAACTTGACCCCTTCGCTGCAGGGCTCGGAGTTCC